GTTCGCGTTCACGGTGGGCTTACTGAAATGCGTGCGACACGCTTCATAATAACCTCAGTATTTCCACTCGAATGTCTCTACGCTTGCGTACCTGACGAACCCAAGGCGCAGATTTCTCGGCGTGTTAAAAAAATAATCACCCTCGATAGCCCTGGGGATGTCAATCCCCGGGCAGCCGATGCCGCTTGCGTTGAGCCGACGAAGTGCTCAGAAGTCGGGGTAATACTAGGCCCGACTTCTTCTGAGTACCCGGATGATGACGTCGTTAACATTGGGGATTGACATCCTCCGGGGCTATCGGGGCGATTATATTTTTTGTCACGCAAAAAATCTGCCCCTCTGGGTTAGCCAGGTTCGCATGCGTATCGACATTTCGAGTGGAAACACTTCGGGATGCCGATTCGCAGGGGGGAATAATGCTTTCTATTAACTGGTGGCTACAACATTGAGAAGCGAGAATTGCGTATAATACTTAATACGAACTCGAATATAACACTTAACTGTCTGACTGTCTTGGACATTAACAAGACCAATATGCCAGCGCCAAACATGGCCAGTGTCAGGACTACCATTATAATTGCCACCAAAATCAAGATCATTTGCATTCTGACCTGTAAAGAGCTGTTTTGTCTTGCAGAAATAGGTCATACGGGTGTATGCCTGCGCACCGGTATTGCCAAGCATACGCGTCTTAGAATACGGACGCTCAACCATATCAGTGATATTAGTATACGGATTAGTGCCTGCATTTCCACGAACGGGCATAACTGACAATTGCATAAGATTAGTCGCCGAGGCTAGAGTAGGATCAGGCATAATGTCGATCGTAATCTTTGAAGCCAGAACATTATATCGGGTATACGGTGCGTTACCGCCAGGAGACCCAATAAACGTATCATAATACTTGGGCTGAGAGCCAGCACCTGTCTCATCTGGATCATAAAGCGAGTTGCCGCGATAATCATAGACCTTTGGCACATCTGTAACGGATTGCGTGATGAGTTCAACGTCATCACAATAAGTCAAAACCTTATACATTGTAGCGGGAAACGGAGAAGAAGCGGAACCACCATGCGGGCGGCTATTAAAACGAGACTTGTACTTAGGCGAAGCGCGTTTGCGACCCATTCGGGCACGCTTGGCATACGGTTTCTTAGTGGTGCGACGACGGGCATAGCTCCGGCGAGGCATGATGACTGGGAATATTATATTGAAGATAAAAATATATTATATATTATTTCAAAATGTCACACCAAAAACGAGTTCGAAACATTTGTTTCACGCTGAACAATCCGGCCAAAAATGGGGGACTGGACCTTTGGCACAAGATTGAGAACATCAGCGATTACTATGTAATTGGCTACGAAGTGGGTGAGTCGGGGACTCCACACTGGCAAGGATATCTTGAGCTTACGAAGCAGACCTCGTTTGCGCTTGTGATCAAGATGGGCTCCTGGCACTGCGAACCTCGTCGTTCAACGGCTAGAAAGGCGGCTCGATATTGCAAAAAGGACGGTAATTACATTGAATGGGGTAATTTCAACGAACAGGGTGCAAGAGAAGACATAGTGCATCTAAAGGAGGTTGGGCTTGCCCTTGGCCTGCGGGAGGTAAGCGCTCTCGCTACCTCTATGCACCAATATCGGCTTGTTGAAAACTATCTTAACTTTCACGCTCCGGCTCGCGATCCGGCGGTTGACGTCGAAGTAACGTATATAACTGGACCATCGGGTAGTGGCAAAAGCCGGCTTGCATTCGAGATGCTTGCAGGCAAGCGTTACTATGTTAAAGACGAAGGACCATGGTGGACAGGTTACAGTGGCGAAGACTATGTACTGCTGGATGATTTCCGCAGCAGCTGGATGACGCATAATCAATTCATTAAGCTAATTGATCGGTTCCCAATGCGTGTTCGCGTTCACGGTGGGCTTACTGAAATGCGTGCGACACGCTTCATAATAACCTCAGTATTTCCACTCGAATGTCTCTACGCTTGCGTACCTGACGAACCCAAGGCGCAGATTTCTCGGC